GAAAACCACATTCAACAAAGAAAACCGGACATTCAAAAACCAGTGGTCACTCACGGGCGAATCGCGCAACGAAGGCGCACCTACCCTGCAACTCACCACTTCATTCAACAAAGACTACAAAGAATTCAGGGCTAACCTGTCCTACGTCGAAATCCGAAACGAGCAAGGTTACAAAGTTCTCAACTGGCAATCCGATTGGGACAATTTCACTATCAAACGTGAAAAGGTAGCCCGATACAGCGTGAAGGGTCTGGAAGCATTTCTGGAATCCGTTCTTGAAGAATTGGGACAGATACCCGATGAAAGAGTCGTTAGCCTTTTGAGCAGAATCCAAGAAAACGAGGTGGCCGCATGAGTCCCACAAAAGAATTCCCCGTCCTAACCCACATCATTGATTATGAAAACGGGAAAATCAAATATGAGAAATTCCTTGAACTATTTCAATACCTCGTAAACACGGGGTTGGCTTGGCAGTTCCAAGGATCCTATGGTCGTACCGCCATATCACTCATTGATGAAGGGTTAATCAGCAAGCCAAACGCCTAACACAAGCCAATATCCCAGTACACTTACCCAATGGAGGAAAAAGGTACTGGGATTTTTTCTGACCTTAGCCCTCTCCAACAATGGGCGACACAAGTACACGAAATGTATCAGGCGATGCTGGCAGCCGGTTTCAGTTCAGTCGAAGCGTTAACATTGATTGGTACAATGACTAAAAATTCTGATGACTGAATGGGAGACGAATGGCATCCCGAATGGATTTTAACGAACTAGGCACCAGTGGCCTTAAACGCACAAGCGGGTTCGTTTACGACGAATTCCTTTCACGGCTCCAAGGCATACAAGGCATCAAAACATATCGTGAAATGTCCGACAATGATCCTGTTATTGGTGCCGTGATTTACGCTATCGAAAAAGTTATTACCCGGCTGGAATGGCGAGTTGACCCGTATAAGGACAATTCTATTGACGGTGACATTGACCAAAAAGATATTGAGACAGCAGAGTTCATCGAATCTTGCCTCAACGACATGAGTGATTCGTGGGATGCCACGCTTTCGGAAATCCTGTCAATGGTTATTTACGGTTGGTCTTTCCACGAAATTGTGTATAAGCGTCGTGTTGGGCCAAACGAAAAAGATCCATCAAAACGATCCAAGTTCACTGATGGTCAAATAGGTTGGCGTAAGTGGGCTATTCGTGGGCAAGAAACTTTGTACTTGTGGTCTTTCGATGACGACGGTGGTATCCAAGGAATGCAACAAGTGGATCCTTACACTGGTCACGGTGTTATTGGTATTCCTATCGAAAAATCTTTATTGTTTAGAACAACAACAGCAAAAAACAATCCTGAAGGAAGATCGCTTCTCAGGAACGCATACCGACCGTGGTGGTTTAAGCGTCGCATAGAGGAAATAGAAGCAATCGGTATTGAGCGTGACCTTGCAGGTTTACCTATCGCCCTTGTTCCACCAGAGTATTTGTCAACGACCGCTACACCTGATCAGCAAAACGTGTTGTCTGCCATTAAACAGATTGTTACGTCAATCAAAAGAAACGAGAATGAGGGAATCATTTTCCCGCAGGTTTACGACGAATCAGGTAAACCAATGTTTGAGTTGAAACTGATGAGCAGTGGCGGGTCACGCCAGTTTGACACTGACAAAGTTATTACTCGAATGGATCAACGTATCGCTATGAGTGTGCTGAGCGATTTTATTTTGTTGGGTAATGATCGTGTCGGGTCTTTTGCTTTGGGTGCAACAAAAATGGATTTGTGGTCAATGTCAGTTGATTCTATTGCTAAAACTATTGCTGACACTGTGAACCAACATGCGATTCCTCGTTTGATGCGTTTGAATGGTATCGAACCTGACCGTGCCCCTTTGCTTGCTTACAGTTCTGTTTCACACGTTGATTTGTCAGAGATTTCTGAGTTCGTTTCTAAGATGGTGACGGCTGGGATACTTGCTCCTGATCCTGTGTTGGAAGATCATTTGCGTGAGTTGGCTGGTTTACCACCTGCTAATCATGACGCTGGGGACACCGGGGTGGATATTATGCCCGATCAGGATATGAAAGATATTTTGAATAGTCCTGTTGGTGATGAGGAAGCGTCAGCCGACGAGCCGGAGGAATAGTCATGGAGTTGAAAGATAGGTTTGTTTTACAAGAATTGCGTAAGTCCTCTGGGTTTTCTATTCCTGATTCTGTGTGGGGGCAGATTGAGAGGGAGGTGGATGCGGTAGGTGTTTTAGGGCTTACGGGTTCTGCTCAGCAGATTGTTTCAAGTCTTGTGTTGAAGCACGGTGAGCCGGGACGCGATAAAGATTATGGTCGTATGCACCCTGAAGGCTCAAATCGTGCCACGAAAAAAACACCTGTTGGGAGAAAAAAGCCGGGTCGTGAAATATCTACGGATCAAGTAATGCGAAGTGATTTCGCGGATGAAGTGGCTAATCTTGGTGTAAAAAAATTTAACGAAGAAAAATTAACAGCGGCTATTGCGACTCGCATAGCGCAGGACATGAAAAGTACGACAGTCGAGTTAAGAGATGCGACATTTGTTGCTCTGCCGCGTGGCAAAAAAGAGGAAACAATTATTTTGGATAGTGGGAAGGAAGTGGACATTGAATCGCCAGAGGGTGATGCGCTTGTCAGACGGTTATCTGTTGAAGAAATGATGTCAAGTTGGTCAGAATCTTCAGGTGAGAATCCGTTATCTGTTTCTCTCCAAGATGCTACTAAAGAAGAATTTGGGTTGAAAGGATCTGCTGACATGTATGAAGGGGGCTATAAAGAATCTGCGGCAGAGATACGAGAGGATAGAGAAGAAAGAAAATATCGCATGGAGGATTACGGTTCCGTGTACCGGGATTTTGTGCGTACTCAATACGATCAGACTCAAGAAATGTTGAAAAGACGTAACATAAGCGAAATAACCGTGTACCGGGGCTATGTGTCAGATACTAAAAAAGTACCAAAATCAGTTTTATCGGCTAAGGGCGAGCCGGTTTCTAGCAACATTCAGACTCGGCCACTTTCTTCATGGTCAACATATAGAGTCACTGCGGAAAGTTTTGCTGAAGTTTCTGATTACAATGAAACTGGCCTTGTTTTCTCAGTAGTTCTTAAAGCGTCAAGCATCATGTCCACGCCAGTATCCGGGTTCGGTAATTACACCGATTCAGAAATTGTTACGGTTGGTAGTTCCTTTAAGACAAAAACATATGAATATGATTGGGTGGAGAAATCTGTTGATTCCAGTTCAAACGAGGTAATGAATGTTGATGACAACCATGTGAATGCTGACTGGATTAAATCTTTTCGATGGGATGACTCTGACTCGGCTGCTGGCAAGAAACAGGGTTAACCCGTGGCACTCCTCATTGGCGGTAAGCGGGTCACTAAAGCAAAAAACATTCCACCGAAACCGTCACCGTTAGAACAGTCTCTGATTAACGCTATCGTTTCAGTGAATGAGGGTTTCGCTAACCGTGTTGACGTTGATGCTTTAGCCGCCGCTATACAGGGTCTTAACCCAGACAATTTTAATAAACTTTTGGATGAAGTTTTGTTGTATCAGCAGATTGATTTCTTTATTAAGGATTCTTTACGCCGTATTGTTTTGTCGGGTGCCACGAGTGAGGCTCGCAGTATTATTCGTAACGCTCCTCGTGTCGGGCAAAACCCAATGTTGGCGTTGGAGTACGGGGGTAAAGTTTTACCTAATGGAATTATTTTGCCGGGATCGGCACCGTCTTTTCCTGATGTGATGTTTTCTATCGTTGGCCCCGTTGACCGCATGTTTACTTACATGAATGCTAACGCGGTTGCTTATGCAGCGACACGTTCGTCACAATTGATTCGTTCTATTGATAATTCTAATCGTGTTGCGATACAAAAACTGATCACTCAATCGTTTACCACACCAAGATCCGTTGACGATACTGCCCGTCTTATTCGACGGATTATTGGTTTACATCCTCGCTGGGCTTTAGCAGTTGAAAGGTTTCATGACAATAATTTTCGGCAGTTTATTAAGGAAGGGATAGAAACTAA